GAAATTTAGCCGATGTTTTAAGAACACTGGCACATGAATTAACACATCACAAACAACGTTTAAAAGGAGTATTAGAACCAAATTCAAACGATACTGGCAGCGAAATGGAAAACGAAGCAAATGCTCTTGCTGGTGTATTTATGAGAGAGTTTGGTGCAAAGAACCCAATAATTTTTGAATAATAATATAAAGACATGAAAGTATTTAAACCAACAGGTAGTAAAGAAAGATTCGCTGAAATATTTCAGGGAGTCAATAAAATTAAATTAAATGAAGGTTTCGGACAGAGCTATAATCCAGAAGCTGTTCTTGAAATGGCATTTGAAGGATTAAAAAGTGGTACACTCAATATTGTGCATAGCAATTCACAAGGAGAAGGGGAACAAAGTTTTATTGAATTAGTTTGTAAAGACAAACAAGGTAATAACATAACTTTTACATTTAAAACATTATCAAGTGCTGACGATCAGGAAGGTGTTTATAATGTTGATAGAGTAATAATGACAGGTTTTTCATTTGATGACCCAAGTGGTGAAGATACTGTTGAAATGGATGAAAATGCATTAAAACAATTTAATGCACAACACGGAAATGAGTTGTTTGATGCAATTAAAGAATATATTGACGTTGAAGAAACTGAACCAGCTATAGATGAATTATATGAGGATGCAATTAGAAGAATTGATTTAAGTCCATTTGGCAAATACAGTTTTGATAAAATGCAAACAGGTAAAGGATATGTTGATGAAAAACCAATAAATCCTGCAATAAGGGTAAAAGCACCTGAATTGGATAAGTTTGTAAACGAAGACGATGTTAATCTTGGAATGAATGATACCACCACAAAAATGATTAGTACTATATCACCAGAATTAAAAGAAAAAATTATTTTAGATGCTGCAAAAGTTGTGGACAGAGGATTGGCGAGACAAGGACTTAGTAAAGATGATATGCCTAAAGAAGCATATAATAAATTAATTAAACAAATTGGTTTAGAGATATTTGAAAACTATTCTTCAGGTCTGAACGAAGAAGAAACAAAGGTAAAAGCTGGTGATTATCCAGATCAAATGGGGAAGAAATTTAAACCGAAAGAATATTATCCAAAGAAAAAAAGAAAACCACAAACTAGTGTTAAATTAAGTGAAAATATGGATGATGATGAAGAAACACCTGATTCAAACACTCCAGTAGATAAAAGAGCAGAAAAAATAGCACAATCCGATATACATAAAGAATTTAATCGTACAGCAGTACCATATGATACAAAATTTGGTGCTGATATGGATGAAAAAGTAAATGAACCAAAAACTGATGATGATCAAGTTGCAGATACTGAATTCATGAATAAAGAACGTCAGGGATTACAAGGTGGTGAAGATGACGTTAATCCAGATACAACTAATGATGTTAATCCAGAAATAGAAACGGGTACTGAAAATGATGTTGAAGCAGGTGATGATGAACCAGTTCATGGCTTAGACCCAAATATTTCACAAATGGGTGGCATGTCACATGAACCAGAAAGTGATGAAATTGATCAAATTGCACAGGATAAAGAAGAAACTGGTGAAGTGATACCCGGTGGCGATGGTGATGGAAAATCAGCAAGTGAATTTGACCCAGAACAAATATTAATGGGTATGAGAGTTGAAATGGAGCATAGCGATGACCCGATGTATGCATTAGAAATTGCTATTGATCATCTTACAGAAGACCCAGAGTATTATACAAGTGAAGAAACACCAGAAGATTCAGCACAGGCAAATGCTGCTGCAGACGCTAATGGTGATGAAAAAAACAAAGAAGATATTTTACTTGGATTTAAACCTCATAACGTAGGTGATGAAATTGAAGGTGATGATGAAACTGAAGAAACACCTATAGAAGAACCTGAAACTCCAGAAGAAGAAAAACCTGAAGAACTAAAGAAAAAAGAAGATGAACTTGATGAATCAAAGAAAATTAAAAAGAACGTAATTACTGAAGAACAGATTAAAACAGCAAAACTTACATTAAGTAGCAGAAATATTCCTACTGGAATGACAAAAAAAGAAGCTGTGCAGATTTTAATAAATAACAATCTGAAGAAGATACTGTAATAATTGTAAATAATCAACAATAAAAAGACTACCAAGTGTAGTCTTTTTTGTTTATGCGGTATTTATATAGAAAAAGAGTATGTCAATATTTAGATCATATTTTTCAAAGAACAATACACTGATAAGTAGTAATCTTACGAACAATTCGCAAAACCCCGTAATGGAGGTATCATATGGTACAATCGATAAAGAATTAACCAGATTTATTTTTGACATTGATTTTGATAACATACGTGCCAAAATTGCTGATGGTTCAATAAATCCTAAGAGAATTACAAAACATGTGCTGCACATGACCAATACGATTAGATATGCACCAGAACGTCTTGGTAAAAAATCATATCTTCCAAGTATTAACAGGGCAAGTAGTTTTGATCTTAATTTATTTAATGTTGATCAGGATTGGGACGAAGGTAGTAGTTATGAATTTATTTATGATAATCCTAATATTCCCTTTGTTGATGTTGTAGACCCTATTTCAATTCCAGAAGCATCTAACTGGACTGCCAGAACAACAACAAGTGGTTGGACTAATGTTGGTGCATATGTTAGTGGCATAACTCAAATAATAGGTAAATCGTTGCATTTCGAAAAGGGTGACGAAGATATTGATATTGACGTTACTGATTATATAAATCAAAGGTTATTTAGTGGCTATACTGGAACTTCAGCATATACTGGCAGTTCTTTTGGTATTGGAATTAAATTTGCAGATAACTTTGAAGCACTCGACCCTGAACTTAGGCAAGCAGTTGCATTTTTTGCAAAACATACTAATACTTATTATGAGCCATATATTGAAACAACAATTGATGATACAATAACAGATGATAGAAATTATTTTTATTTAAATAAAGATAACGACTTATATTTATATTTAAATGTTGGTAATGGCAATGTTTCATATACGGCAACGGTAAACAAAGTTGAAATTTTTGATCAGGACGATAATTTACTTACAGGATTTACAGGCAATTCAATTGTTAACGTAAGTAAAGGTGTTTATAAAATAACATATAAGGTAATACAATGGAATGGTAAAACTGAAACTCAGGGTACTTATCCAGATGCTGTTTTATTCAAAGATAAATGGTCGTTAACAATTAATGGCAGAAATACTGAATATGAAAGCGAATTTTATCTTATATCACAGGATAAATATTATGCATTTAATAACTCTAACCAGATTAATTTTGAAAATTACTTTTTTTATTTTTGGGGAATTGGTGAAAAAGAGAACATTAGAGCAGGAGTAACAAAAAAAATTAAATTAACTATCAAAGAACTCTATGCAAATCAAAATAATTTCTTACCTTTGGATATTGAATATAGATTATTTACAACGGTAGGAAAGAAATATGAACTTGATTTAATACCATTTACTCCAGTGAGTCGAACAAATACAGGATATGAATTCAATCTTGACACTTCGTGGTTGATTCCACAGGATTATTTTCTGCAAATTAGAATGAAAAATGGTGACTATTATGAGAATAAACAAACACTTTCATTTACTGTTATCTCTGACGGAAATATAAAACCGTAAAATTTTATTAAATATTGTAATTTTTCTTATTTTTATTTAGACTAAATAAAAAAAGTCTTGTATTTATCATAAATGTAGGCTATATTTGTAGCACAATTTTTATAATTGAAAAATAACTTTACTGTAAATTAAATTAAAATGGAAAACCAAAATGAAACGACAAACCCACAAGGTGGTAATTTGTCAGATTTGAAAAAAATGTTCTCTGATTATCAAAACAAACAGAAACAAACAAGACGCAAAACAAGTGAAGAAATCTTAGCGAAGTATTTCGTTCCGAGAAGCATCAAAGAGATTTTTAGAATCCTCCCTCCCAAACATGGTAAAAAACACATTGAAGAAGCATTCTTTCATGTTATAACTACTAACACTTCTGGTGGGAAGAAAAAGCACGGAACTGTTGTTTATTGCCCAGCGCATAATGACATTAAAGTTCCAAAACTCGATCAGAGTGGACAGCCAGCATTAGATAATAATGGTCAAAAGATCATGATTCCTGCTCCATGTCCTTTATGTATTAAAGCAAAAAAATTGCTTGCACAACAAAATCCCGCATTAAAAGGCAGAAAGAAAGAAACTTTAAATGCAAGTGAATTAATTATTTACGAAAAAAACAAAGTAATTTTCACTGAAGCCAATAAATGGGAAGCAAAAAAATTCTACATTATTCGTGGAATTGATAAAGGCAAAGAAAAAGATGGTGTTAAATTTTGGAGATTTAAACACAATTTCAAAAATCAAGGTACACTTGATAAATTACTTCCTATATTACAAGAATATACGGATATGAATCAGGTAGACTTTGCAGACCCAAAATCTGGAACTGACTTAAGTATTACAATGGCTGATAGTGAATTCAATGGTCGTGTTTACAAGCAAATATCTGCAATCAGTGCCCGTGGTAAATCACCGCTTAGTGGCGATGCACTTGTTATGCAATCATGGCTTGAAGATAATATTACATGGAGAGAGGTCTTTCTTCCAAAGAAAGCACCAAACATTACACCGTATGAGTTTCTTGAAATGTGTGTAGCTGGCACAAATCCTTATTGGGATGACAGTGATTCAGCCAACAAACACTGGGTTTTCCCGGGTCGTCCAGACTTAGAGGAACAAGCCAATACTCGTAATCGTAATCTTGATGCTGATGAAGATGCAGCATTCGAACAGGCATCTGATTTAATTGACGATGAATATCCACGTGTTACCGTTAGTAACATAACTGCTGACAAAGTTGGTACATATGAGGATGATGCAGTAAATGTAGGAAATCAAGTCTTAAATAATGCACCTGTAGCAACACCAGAAACGAATGTAACTGGCGAAGACGAACCTGAACCTGACAAGAATTATGATGACTTGCCTTTTTAGGACGTAATTGATTATTAATTAAATTAAAATTTCATGAAGGGGAAATGTAAAAGTTTCCCCTTTATTATCTTATTAAAATTTTAGAATATGGCAGCAAAAGCAGAAGAAGTACCTTCAAATGACAAGGTACGTAAACCAATACCCAAGAAAAATTTCTCACTCGATAATTTTAAGAAAAAAGTAGGAGTTGATGACGTTCCAGATAAACCATTAATTTGGATACCAATGTCTGCAGGTTTCAAGAAAGCATGTGGACTACCCGGTTTTGCTAAAGGTTATGTTAATCAAGTACGTGGGCATACAAATACAGGTAAATCAACAGCAATTTGTGAAGTACTTGTTGAAACACAAAAAATGGGCATTTTACCAATTCTTATTGATACTGAAAATAATATGGGAAAAGGCAGTTACAGATTAACTGAATTAGGTTTTGATTTTGATAATTATATCAGAGTTGACAACGACTTTTTACTTCAAAAATTTGGTAAAGTACAAGATAAAGACAGAAAAGAAGCTGCTATTGAAGACCTTGCAAAATGTTTTTATTATTTTCTTGACATGCAAGCAAACGGTGAATTACCATTTGATTTATTATTTGCAATTGATTCAATAGGTACATTAAATTGCATTCAAACAATCAATGCACAAGTAAAGGATGATAGTCAAAACAATATGTGGAATGCTGGTGCATATGAAAAAGCATTTATGTATTTGTTAAATAACACAATACCAAGCAGTAGAAAAATCAACAAACAATACACCAATACAGTTGTTGCAACTCAAAAAATTTGGATTGATAACATGAATAAAGGTGTGGTTAAACATAAAGGTGGTGAAACATGGAATCTTGGTGCAAGACTTATATATCATTTTGGTGGTATTATAACACATGGAACAAAAGCTGCAACTGCTGATAGTAAAAAACGTACTGTTAGTTATGGTATTGAAACTAAAATTAGTGTTGCTAAGAATCACGTTGACGGTCCGCTTGGGGGTATTTCAATGCAAGGTACTATCATATCGACTCCACTTGGGTTTGTAAATCCCGATGATATTGATGAATTTAAAAAGAAACACATACTTTATTTTCGTAATTTATTTGAAGACGATACAATTAATGCTGATGAACTTACATTATCAACAAAAAATATTGATGCAAATGGCAAAATTTCATTTGAGGATGAAATAATTGAAAAAAGTCCAGAATTACCAGAACCTGAAGTTATATAATGAAAACCAGAACTTTATTGGTTGATGCTTCTTATCTTTTACAACGTTCATATCATGGCGCAAAGGATACTTATACACAATCATATGGACATATTGGAGCACTTTATAGTTTTTTAACCACTGTTCGTAAAATGATTAAAGAACATATGATTAATAAAGCGGTTCTTGTGTGGGATGGTGAAGGTGGTGGCGTTCAGCGTTATCGTATTGATAATAAATATAAAGCTAATCGTAAAAACAAAGAATGGTATAAAAAAATTGAATTAAGCGACAGGGACATTAAGAGAGAAAAAGAAAAAGAGGACTCAATTCTCAAACAAAGACAGAGCATAAAAGCATATGCAGAAGAATTGTTTTTAAGACAAATTGAAATACAGGACATTGAAGCAGATGATATAATTGCTTCATATTGTTTGAAATATAATAACAAAGAAGAAATTTTTCTTTATTCAAATGATAGGGATTTTGCACAATTACTGGATTTGAATCTAACTATTATATTTCCAAATATTGAAAAGCCAGTAACTAAAATGAATTATATGATGTATTTCAATCATCATTATTCAAATGCATTAATATTAAAAATAATATGTGGTGATACTTCTGACAATATTGATGGTATTGAAGGTATGGGTGAAGATACTCTTTTAAAATATTTTCCAGAACTGAAATTTAAACATCTAACGGTGAGAGAAATTTGTAAAAAGGCGGATAAAATTAATCAGGAAAGAATTTTAAATAAAAAGAAACCACTGAAATCACTTGTTAATTTATTGAATAATATTGACAGGTTAAAAATGAATTTTCAATTGGTTAATTTGAGAGAACCGTTGATCAATGATGAAGTAAATGTAGAACTGGATAATATTGATTCTCCGCTATCATTTGATGACAGAGGTAGCAAAAATTTGATAAAAATGATGAAAGAGGATGAATTTCTAACGGTTTATGGTAGCACATTTGTTCAATATGTAGAACCATTCTATACTGTAATCATGTGTGAAAGAGATTTATATAAAAAATATAGTCCTAATAAAAAATAGTTTTTAAAAACCCTTCCTATTTAGAAAGATTCTAAATACATTTGTATATAGTTTATTAACAATTAAAAATTTATAAAATGAACGAAAAAGAGCATAGTAATTTATTCAGGTTTTCACTGTATCAGGAAAATGTTTTATTGTGTGAAAAAGTATTTGATGCAGATCAATTTAATCCTTTCACAAGGTATTCAATTGATATCAGAGACATTTTGCCAAGATCAATTACCAGATTACAGAAGGTATTATCAAGAAGGAGTTACAACACAGTTATTGAAGATGGTGAAGTATATGGAGATTTGTATCAATATAATCAAAAGATGATAAATCTATATCCAAAAGAACATAGAGAAGGCATGCGTTATAATCCGCAACCCGTTGTTCAACAAATATCCATTGAGCAAGAAGAAAAGACGATTCGTGGTGTTGAATGTAAAATCGGATTTTACATTAACGATAAACCAATTGTTGAAAGAACATTTTATGTTGATGGTTTTAATCCTGTTGCAAGATGGTCAGTTGATTTAATTGATGAAGTTGTATATGTTACTAATACCATTAAGTCAAAAATCTTAAATAGCGATGAAAAGAACATGTGGGATGATTATGATTTGATTAATATGAAAGGTTTGTCAATTACACAAATCAGAGAACTTTCCCCTTCGAAAAGAGAGGAAATGCTAAGAAGACTTAAGCGAACTTAAGTTTTATAATTATATGGGCAGTTGTTGGAAATTTTTTGTTTTTATTTTTCATTTGTTAGTTATTATTATCTTTTGTTTTTCTCCAACAACTGCCTTCCTTTAACAAATATTTCAGATGAGTGAAAATACAGAAAATACCCTGACCTCTTACTTAGGTCCTGAATTTCAGCAACGTTTAATGTGGCAATTACTTGTTGAACCAGAGTTTGCAGAAAAAACAATATCTAATTTAGCAATCGAATATTTTGATGACCCAAATCTCAAAAGATTATTCATAATAATTCTTGAATATTTTAAAGAAAACGGAAAAGTACCAAATCTTCAAAATCAAAGTATATTACAGGCAATTAACAAATATAAAACACCAAATAATATTATTGAAGAAGAATCACTATTTGCTGTAATTAAACGTATTGAACTATGGAATGAAAGAATTATTAATAAGCAATTATTATACGATGGCGATATTATTCAAAAACAAACAAGAGAATTCATTAAACAACAGGAATATAGAAAAGTTGGAGAATATATACTCACCAAAACAAAAAATGGTGAAATAAGAAGCAAATTCTTCAACAGCGATATTCAAGATAAAATTCAAAAAATTTCACATATTGGCGATGAAGAAGACTATGGGACTGATGTGTTTGATAATATTGATCATGCATTGAGAAAAGAATTCAGACAAACAATTGCAACTGGTGTAGGTGCTATCGATATACTTACTGGTGGTGGTTTGGGTAAACAAGAAATTGGGGTAATATTAACGCCAAGTGGAGTTGGAAAGACAACATTGCTTACAGTAATTGCCAATACAGCATATGAAGACCAGAAAAATGTTGCCCAAATAGTATTTGAGGATACAATTGAACAAATTCAACGTAAACATTTTACAATATGGTCAAAAGTTCCATTAAGTAAAATTGATGAGGAAGAACAAAACGTTATAGTTAATAGAATTGCACACGAGAAAGCCGTTAAAATGAAAGGCAAGGGCAACCTTGTCATTAAAAAGTTCAGTCAGGAGAACACTACCATGATGGATATTCGTAACTGGATGATTGGTTATGAAAAAAAATACGGCATTAAATTTGACATATTAGTGCTTGACTATTTGGACTGTCTTGAATCACACAAAAAATCTCCCGACAGAAATGAAGCCGAACTTGTAATTATAAAATCTTTTGAAGCACTCGCATCTGATTTTGATATACCTGCATGGACTGCAATACAAACCAATCGCAGTGGTTTTAATGCTGAATATGTTGAAGCATATCAAACAGGTGGTAGTATAAAAAGAATACAAAAAGCACATTTTTTTATGAGTGTTGCCAAAACAAGAGATCAAGCAGAAGCAAGTTTAGCTAATATTCGAATAATTAAAGCAAGATTTGCAAAAGATGGTCAGGCATTTAATGATTGCGTATTTAATAATGATACATTGGAAATTAGAATTGAAGACCCTAAATATCCTTTACAAGCTAAAGGAGTGAAACATCATGACACTGAAGATATTAATAAACTGGATAAAACCATAATTGAAATACAAGAAAAATCATCTGAATTAAGATTACAGACTGCACTTAGTAAACGTGAAGAAAGTCTTTTAAGTCAAATTACAAATCCAGATATAAATGATAATATAAAATTAAATGATGAACCTGTTGATCTTGAACAATTTATTCCAAAGACCGATGGTCAAAAAATTGAAAATATGCATATTGAAACAACCAGAACTGATTTATCTGAAACTGAAATAAAACAGATATATGATATTGCAAAAGAAGCAATTACTGAAACAAAGAAAACTGAGGGACTTATTGAAATAGAAGGTAATGTGGAAATAAAAACTGAAAATGATGGTGTAAGTGAGGGTGTAAACGATGGTGTAAGTGAGGGTGTAACTGAGGAATTAAAACAACCTTGGGGTACAATTGTAACAACATTTGGAAAGCCAGTATTTGAATGGACTGGAGATACAAACACTGTAAATGTAACTGAAAAAGAGGTAAAATTTGAAGATGTTTCTCCACCAAAGGAAACAAATGTGCAAGGAATTGTGCAGAAATATGATGAAATTAACAAAAATAATCCTTCATATTCGCCTCCAAAAGCAATATTAAATAAAGAACAAGTTGAAGAAATTGAAAGAGAATTAAAAAATCCAGATGCGCCACCAGTTGAGCATATGGGATTGCATGAGAAGTTAAAATTAATTGAAAAACATCAAGACATTTTTAATAAAAAATAATTATTTTATAAAAATTTGTAACTTTTTAATTTTTATTACGTATTTATATTTCTATCTTCAAATTTTATTGTTATTTTTAGTATTTATATAAAAACCAATAAAAAAATGAAAAAAGTAAATGAAAAAATAGAATCTCCTGAAATTGAAAAAGCAATATCAACAGAAAGAGTAGAAAAAGCAGTAGAACTTTCAGGTGAACGTGGTTTAAAAACTGATGAACTTTTAGCTGAACGTGATTTGAAAACAAAGGAACTTTTAGCTGAACGTGATTTGAAAACAAAACAACTTGCTGATAAAGATAAAGTTATTGCACAAAAAGATGCGTTAATTTTAAAACTAGAACAGGAAATTGCAGGGTTTAAAGGAATGGGATTTTTGAAAAGAATGCGTTATAAATAATTTTTTTTAAAAATATTTTGGAAAATACTTGCATATTAAATTTATGTTTTGTATGTTTGCATCGTCTTAGGACAAGTGTTCTTTAAAAAGATTGAAATTAAAACGGGGAAGTATGCGAATAAAAATTCAAAAATACTATCGTATTACTCCTTACTGGAGAACTGATCGTGTTTACAGAAAAATGGTTACAGCAGATTGTCAGTAAAACAGTTGATTGGTGACTCGAAATCACCCTTCCCCACAAAGAAATGGAAACTGTGTGTTATTACAGTAAACAATTAGCTCAGTGATAGAGCGTCCGCATTCAAAGCAGAAGGTCGGGGTGTCGAAACCCCATCGTGTAAAACAACATAACAAACAAATTATCCATTTTCCTTATAACATGCCAGTTCCCTTACTCATAAGAACAAGGCGCATAGAACTGGCTTTTTTTGAAATTAATGTTCTTTGAAAACTATAGTTCGATTTAAAAGTCCGCAGTATTTATAATAAATGTGTATTATGAATAATTGTTTAAATTGTGGAAAATTTGTAAACAATAAATTTTGTAATGTTTCTTGTCAAAATGAATTTCAAAACACTGGAAGAAATGATAAAAAATATGGAAAATTTGTTGATTATTTGGTTAAATGTAATTCATGTGATAAAATTTTTATTGTAAATGAACGTGAAAAATTATATCCACAAAAGAAAAAATATTATTGCTCACGAAGTTGTGCAAATAAAAGAAAGCATTCACAGAAAACCAAAGATAAACTTTCTTTGAAAAATAAAAGAGTTAAATTTGTTAATTGTGAATATTGTGGAAATAGTTTTGAGCAGAAAAAAATAGATCAAAGATTTTGTGGACATTCATGTTCTACTAAATCTCGAATGCCACTAAAAGGATATGAAAGAATTGGTGGCTTGTGCTCTGTGAAATCACAAAATAAAAGAGGTAAAAATGAAATATATTTTGCTAAACTATGTTGTGATAAATTTAAATCTGTTCTTTGCAATAAACAAATTTTTAATGGATGGGATGCTGATGTTATTATTGAAGATTATAAAATTGCAATATTATGGAATGGTATTTGGCACTATAAAAAAATATCAAAAAATCATTCTTTAATACAAACAAAGAATAGAGATATTTTAAAAATTAAAGAGATTATTAATTGTGGATACGAACCATATGTAATAAAAGATTTAGGAAGATTTGATAAAACCTTTGTTATGAAGGAATTTGAAAATTTTAGAAAACACATAGCGGGGTAGAGAAGCGGCATCTCACGAGCCTCATAAGCTCGGAATCACAGGTTCGAGTCCTGTCCAACGCTACAAAATGAAGAACTGGTGGTTTTTACAGTAAAAGAAAATTTAAGCCAAATGTAAACTTACCAAACAAAAACCAACGAATTTCTTCAAAATTATAAAAAGTAATTCCCTGTCGTCCCTGTGGCGACACAAACTTCAGGGTATCGTTCTTTAAAAATACAAAGGGAAAACTAAAGGTGTTTACAGCAATTTCGGTGGTTCGAATCCATCATCCTGCCAATGGCAGAATTAGACAAGCGGTTAAGTCAAAACTCTATGAAAGTTTCAAAACAATTCAACAAATACGTTTAAACTGTTCCCTAAGTTTTTTAAAAGTGGAAATGGGTAATGTGATAAATTTTAAAAATTAAAAGTGTGACCCACACCCACTTTAACACCTAACATTTGAAGCATGTTGCAACGTGCGTGGTTAAGAATGGTTTTTATCAGCAGAAGTGCTGAGTTTTTTCAAAAATAAAGAAACAAAGAAGAACTTGTTGTGTATACAGTAATTGAAAAATGTAATGCCCTCCGTATGAGAGGGGGCACAAACTACCAAAATACAACTAAACTTCTTCTCTTATTTGAGAAGAGTAGTTATTCTTTAAAAAATGGGTGGAGACTTGATGTAGAAATATATCACCTCACCCATTTTTATTTTTTATTCTAAATTATTTTTGTTTTTTTATTCTAATTTATTTTTTATATTGATTTATTATTATATATTTGCACATTATTTTTAACCAATAAATTTAAGACTATGGAAAATTTAGTATTAACACAGAAGACACTCCCAGCAGTTAAGCAGTCATTAATTGACGGTTTAACAATAGCAAGCGGTGCTAAAAGTAGCGCAACTTACTACCATTCAAGAGACGAACAAATGAAGGCTATACATGGTCAAATTGATAAATTGTATAAACTTTCAAAGGAACTTCCATTGATCATAGCTGCTCAGAAAGGTGCTACGGGTCAATTCGTTTCAGAAGTGTTGCTTAATGAATTTAAGCAGACATTAAAGGGTGGAGCATGTAATATTGTAAATCCAATCGACTGGTATGATAATGGTATCAGTGACAAGGCAGTGCTTAGTGCATTGAATAATCTTGCCAATGATAATGGTTTTCCATATGCGTTACGTCTTTTTGTTGATATGAAGAATCAGAAAATCAATAATGAGAGATCAAGAAAAATTATACTTGGTTTCCTTTGGGGACAAGCAAACATAGAATTCTATGCAATGAAGTACCGTAACAAAATTGCAAAGATTTTGAAGCACGTATATGGTCAGAAAAAGACCAGCATATTACTTTCTATTGCACAGAAACAGGTTGCAATCAATAACACTGTTCTTTTCAATAATGTTTATACTGAAAAAGAAGCAAAAATTGTTAATGAATGTATTGCAAAATATTACAATGGCGATGCATCAAAAGCATTCAAATTGTTACTATTCTTATTTAAGAAAGATAATGGTGTTGATTTCTTTGATTTACCACTTTTAACTGAATATCAGAAGGCAAAGGTTAACATCACAGGTATTAAGAATGTTCCAGAAGAAGTGTTGCTTGGTTTAATTTCATCTGTAAAGCATCCACAATATCATTCAATGTGGTCAACTGATCTTCAGAGAGAAACTACAAAGAGTATAATCAGATCAACTGTTCAGGTAACTTCTGTGAACCAACAGGTTCGTCAGACAAAATCTACTGCAAAGTTGGGTGTTGAAAAACATGTTGACTTGGAAAAAGCAACTGATTTTATGGCTTTGTACAAAACTGGTTATGAAAACACTTTTACGGATGAACTGAAAATGGCTATTGCTAAACTTGCTGTAAGTAAGAAAATTCAGGGATTCTTCTACCAGAATATTGGTATTATTGTCGATGACAGTATTTCAATGACTGGTCATAAGGCAGAATCAAAGAATACTCCAAGAGCAATTGCTGATTTTACAGCACAGGTACTTGCAGCTTCAGTAAGTGAAGTTGTAGTTGTAAGAACAAGTGGTTTTGAAAGTGATTTGGCAAGTTCATTTATTGAATTATTAAAAGATCAGAATCCAGCAAAACCTTATGATGCTATTTTCATTTTAACTGATGGTTACGAAAATGCTTATGATGGATTGACTAATGAAGTTATTTCAATCTGGAAAACAGAATCAGGCAGTATAACACCTATCTTCCAGATTTCACCAATTACTGGTGCTGAAACAGGTGGTAATGTAAGAGCATTAGGTGTTGGAGTAGTTACAATGGCGATTAACAATCCTATTGCAATTCAGACACAGATTAATGCAAGATTGCTTGAAATTGACACAAAACGTTGGTTGGAAAATCAGGTTCATGCTCTTGAAGCTGCTCCTGTTAAGAGAACAAAAAAAATTAGTATTAACGCTTAAAATATCATATTATGAATACAAGAGAACTTACAGAAATGTTAAAAGGTTGCCGTCCAGTCAAAGACAAGGATGGAAACATCGTAGTTCAATCAATTATGAACATGCAAGTTGTATGCTTGACAACTGAGAAAGAAAACTCATTGGATGATCGTTTTGCAAATCCATTGACCTCATTAGTCTCAAGTAATAGTTCTTACGGACAAATTACGTTCACTAATAAAGAGAATAAAGAAGTTATTCTTCCAGTTCAAATGGCAGTATTGACCAAACAACAGGCACAAAATCATGGTATGGTAAAAGCTGGTTATGTTGAACCTAAAGCAAATACAACGTTTCATGACGCAGGTTGTGTTCAGGGTGGACAAACTGGTTACTTTAACGGTACTCAGGAGTTCAGAATGATTCCTGTATCAATGCGTGAAATGTTATTTGATAAGGTTGGTCAGACATCTGGCTATCAGAATATTTATCCTGCAATCCAGAAGCTCGGTCAGGATACTCAATCTGGTACTGGTAATTATCTGAATATTTATTTTGAAAAGTTTGACAAGAAACTTGATCAGTTCATTGCACACTTTGAACGTCCAAAGAATCTTATTGGTATTATTGTATTGATTGATGGTGAAATTGTTGCAATTGATAAATTTCCTTCATTCACATACGCTGAACAGGTATGGGACTTGATGATCAGGGATTGCTATGGTTCACTTGCAATCATAAGTGAATTGCAGCACAAAACTGCAGGTCAGGCATTCACTGAAGCATATGAAGATGTTAAGAGAATCAGTCGTGAAGTAGATGTGAAAGCAAATATTGTTACCATGATCGAACAAGCATTGAAGAAAACTAAGAAATCTATTACTGAAGATGTTAATGACAGAATTCAAGAAGTTCTTGATCTTACATTTGATGCTACTATTGACACTGAAGGTAATCCTTCTGCAAACAGCAGAGCACCTAAGAGTTATATTCTTAAAACCGAAGGTTATATTGGTCAGGTAATTACTGAAAATGAATTTAATCACTTGGTGTCAATCATCAAGAGAGAGAGATTCAACCCAAATGCTTTCAGACAAGTAAGTGAACTTAGAAATAAGGCACGTAAACAGAAAAATTTTAGTTTAAATTCTTAAGTCCTAGTAACCTAAGAATCAAAACCCCGTTGGAGAAATCCTTCGGGGTTTTTTATTTTACATATATAAGTGTTTTTAATTAGAAAGTTTTGTATTTATTATAAAGAAAACCGAACCGAAAAGTTCGGTTAACGCAATTAGGGGTACGGTCATATAGTTAGCCTAATTTGTAAAAATAATATGAGAAGTTTTAATTAAAAACATATGAGTTTCTTCGCACGTCCAAATTTAGATGATATTCAATTTAAACAATTAAGCGGTTCAACACTTACTATGTCAGGAGTTACTGATTTTACTGGTGTATTAAAATCTAAAAATATTGAAATTGATGGTACACCAACTACTATTGGTCAAGTATTAACATTTGATGGTACTAAAATTAAATTAATGCCTTCTGTATCTGGTGGCAGTAGTGGTAGTAGTTTTTATTATCTTACTTCACCTACAACAATTACTGTTGGTGGGTTACCTGCAGGAAGTTCAATTAGTTGTTGTACTATTAGTCGAATACTTGAAGAAATATTAGTTCCAGAAATATGTGGAGTATTAACAGCACCGTCATTTACATTTGCAGTTAGTCCTGCAACATCAACATATGAAGTTGGTGCAAACATAACTGTTTGTGCAACCACATGTTTTAACATGGGTTCAATAAATCCATCTGGATGTTCTGCTTCAGCTTATAGAAGTGGCTTACCAATAGCACATGTTTACAGACCATATGGTGGTGCATTAATATCTGCAGTTACAACAAATTTATCAAATACTTGTACACTTGCTGTGCATACAGTTACACAAGGTAATAATACAATATCTGCTTGTGTTGCATATTCTTGTGGTGATCAACCAAAAGGAAGTAAAGGTACTAATTTTAATTCAGCATTAGCTGCAGGTGTAACATCTACACTTACCTGTACAATTTGCGGTATGTATCCATATTTTTATGGAAAAGTTGCAAGTGGTAGTGCACCTACTGGTGTAAATAGACCTACACCAACATGCGCATTAATAACTGGTGGAACTAAATGTGTTGGTGATACTATAGGTGCAATTTCAATTAATTTTTGTAGTACTTCAGATGATTATATTTGGTTTGCAATTCCAAGTGCTTCTCCAATTAAAACTTGCTGGTATGTTAATGCTCTTAATAATGGCGCAATTGGTGGTGCTGTAAGTGCTGGTGGTAATTTATTTTCAGCATTTGCTTCAGTAAATCCAGTAACAACATGCTGTTGGGCAGGTCAAACATATAATGTTTATATAAGTAATTATCAAACAGCAGCAAATACATTAATGACATTAAGTTAAAAAATAATAAGAAATGGCAATAATATTAAATGACAATCTTCAAATAAACGCAGGTAAACCAATTGATTCAAGATATTTGACAACTGGAAATACCGCATATGTTTCAACTGGTGCAACCAATTCAGCAATTCCTGTTCCTTTAAGATATGCTGGTTTAACAGTTAATATTTTAGGTACTGAATATTGGTATAAAACTGGTGTTGCTGATATTAATTTAATTCAGAAAAAATATGATACTGTTTTACCAACAGGCAGTTTTGTTACTGGTGCAACAAATATTGGATATTTTACTGGTCTTACAGGTATTCAAACACTTGGCATTACTGTTGATAGCACATTAAGTGGTACAACTGGCTATCTTACTTATGAGGGTGATTATTCTTCATTATATAATAATTATTACAGAGGTACTGATCAAAAAATTCATGTTGGTACACCAAGTGACAATATATTAAAAAGAGGTTATGTAAAAACATCTGGTCTTACAAAGTCATGGATTTGGAATGAATATACTGGTAGTTCGAATCAGGTTGGTTGGATTTTAATTGATGGTGATATTTCACAAAAAATTGGACAAAGTGTAAGCGGTATAATATATTATACTGGTTCATCACAAGTGTTTACTAACACTTCATGGAGTACACCATTAACAAAAGGAAAAATTCATATTATTGCTATTAATGGCAGTTTAACAAGTGGTTCAGCCATTACAATTGGCGGACCGGTTTTTGCCAGTAAAATTAATAATGTATTGAATTTTAGAACATTAGTCTCAAAAACTCCAAATATAATAAATATTAGTTCTGATGAAGCATTTGTTTATTTATCTGGAAATAGTGGTAGTGCGCTTATTACTGCAGTAAACGGTCTTACAAAAGTCGGTCAAACAGTTAAACTTGGTGGTACATTAACTGGTTCAACAATAATAACTGATTCACGTGTAACACCAGTAGGTATTCAATATGCTGCTGATTATTCAGCAAGTTTTACTGATCGTTCATTAATTGATAAAGGATATTTGAATAGTATATCTGCAATAGGTGGAGAAAGAATTTTTAAAACTATTTGTCAAGCGCATAGCTTTGTTGTAAATGATGTAATTGGTTGGAGTGGTGGTACATATAATAAAGCAATTGCTAATGGTTGTTATGATGGTGAAGTTCTAGGTATTGTAACTAAATGTTTTGATGCTAATTCTTTCGAAGTTACACAAGCGGGTTATTATAGTGGATTTACCACATGTTTTATTCCAAACACTACATATTTTCTTAGTGCCAGTATTGCTGGTTGTTTAACTTCAATAGAACCAGTAACTCCTAATTATATTAGTAAATCAGTGTTAATTGCTACATCAAGTAATAGCGGATGGGTTTTACCATATGCTGGATATGTAATAACAAGTGGTATTACTCAAGGTGGAGCATTAATAAGAAGTGTATGTAACATATCAGCATCACCATACGCAGTAACATCTTCAGATTTTTATATTGGTGCAAAAGGTGGTGATATTGTTCAATTAGTTAGTAATGTAAATGGTCAGGTAATTGTTGTTGATGATGTTTGTGGTAACGCTGCAATTGGTTGTGAAATTCAGGTTAGTGGTGTATTTTTTGGTGGAAGTAGTACCGCATGTATTAATACTGCATTTGGTTCAATGACATTTATATATAACAGTGGAAAAGCAAAATGGTCAGCAATTGGATTTTCTACAGCACCTTATTAATAATTAATATAACATGATTAAAAAATACAGTACAAATCAAGCATTAATTGGTAGTGGTTTTAATCAACCTGCAGGTACTGGTTTTACATTAACACTATCAGGCAATACCATTATTGCAAATAGTGGAACATTTCAATATGCAACAAATAGAAATGCTTATTTTAACGTTACTCCACGTGCTGTTCCTGATGTGGCATATGTAACAGGTCAAACCGCAAAAATTAATCACATTGGTTCTGTTGGTCAAATTATATATAGGGGCATTAGCGGAATTACTGGTGCTACTGGTTTTATATATGATAAAGCAACATCTGGGGTTACAGTACCTAATTTAACAATTTCAATAACGCCTGTAACTGATTTATCTCTTGATTGGTTATTATCATGGGATTGTAATACAGGAAAAGTAAAAAAAATATGTTATTCAAGTGCAGTTGGTTTAACTTGTGCAGAAAATGGTTTAACTTCAGTAGGTGGTCTTGTTTGTCTTGGTGGTAATTTATGTACTGATACTACAATAAACGGTTTGAATTTATATGAAATACGTTTTTGTAATTTATGTAATGCATGTATAATAACTACAGCAAATAATATTGTTCTTGATAGTCGTTGTAATAGTGGGGGTGTATATTTAAAGTCACAAAGTGGTGCAATAAATAGTCC